GTCAGGATCGGCAACGCGTACTGGATCGGCTGCCCGTTCCAGTCCACCTTGCGGCCACCGATGTCGGACACCTCGTGCCAGTCCTCGTCATTGCTGGCCACGAATGCGTCGGTCGATTCCGTCACCATGTCGGTCGGGATCGTCGGTGCCATCCGGAACGCGGACACATTGGCCGATCCGGCCTGCGTGGTCAGCTCGACGTAGGGCTCGGTGGTGCTGGGCTGCTCGGCCAGCTCAAGGCCGACCCGATACACCCAGACCACGTCCGAGTCCTCGTTCGTGTTGTTCAGCCGCTCGACGGTCAGGCTGGACAGGATCCAGACCTGTGCGGTCGGCGTGTAGGTGCCGGTCGGTCCGGTGTACACCCCATCGATGCGAAGGTTCGCCCCGTCAGCCTCGGCGGCCGCGACCGCCGCCAGCGACGTCGTCGGCGGCGTCGTGCCGACAGTCACACGCTTGTAGTAGCCGAAGAACGTGAAGTCCATCTTCCGCGTGTCGTTCGCGGTGTAGACCAGCCGATCCCCGGGAGTGTCTTTCCAGACGACTGCGGCGTGTGTCATAGTGACGAGGCCCCTTCCTGGGCGGCTGCTTCCGTTTGTGCTTTCAGGTTGGCCATGACGTTGGCAAAAAAGATCCGACCGTCGTCATCTGTTGGCTTTAGAAATTCGAGACTCTGGACTTGTTCAACGGTCGGGACTTGCCGCTGTAATTCTTCCTCACCGATGAAAACGCTCTTGATGCCGTCGACGATGGCCGCACCAAGATCCTTCCAGACGTCGAAATTGAAGGCATCTTCTGTCCAGAACTGAATCGCATCGGCCAACATGGTTCCAAACTCACCGAGACCGGCCTCGATGGCTGGCATGTTGTCGCGAAGGACACCAGCCAATTTTTCGGCAGCCGGGAACAGGGCGTCACCGACTGTAACCTTCAGTCTGGTCAGTTCGGCGTTGAGTTCCGGCGACACGGCACGCATCTTGTCGAAGATCGACCCGAGGCCCTGTAATCCAAGAAAGGCCGCACCGATTCCCAGACCGGCGCCGAGGCCAGACATGGCCATGCCGCCAGCACGGCCGACGCCAGCCGTGACGCCGCCGGTGACACTCTGGCCAAGGTTACGCATTGCCCTGGCAAATGGCTTCGTGTCAGCCCCGACCGTGACCGTGGCGGTTGTTTTGGCCATTGATGAACCTTTCGATCTCGGCCGCCAGTTCCTGCGGCGTCTTCTTTAGCTTGACACCGAAGACACGGAGCACCTCACGGAAGTCCACCCACAGCATGCTGCGGACTTCTTGCGGCGAACAATGTAGCCGACAGGCTACTGCCGCAATCACCCGAGGCCATTGGCTTCGAGCACCTCCGCTCGGCACGCCATGTACTCCTTGGCTGGCATGGCCAGCACCTCTTCAAGCGTCTTGCCGGTTGCCTTGGCGACCGCCAGCGGCTCTTGGTGGTGCTGCTCAGCCTGCTGAATGTCGATGATGTCCTGCACAGTCAGGAGCCGCATCAGGCAGTCCGCACGAAGGTCGAGGTGTACTGGATGGCGTTGTCGATTGAACCTGTAGCTTCGCTTGACTCAGCCCGGAACGTGCCAGCAATGGCAATGGTGCCAGCCGAGAAGCTGCCAGAAGTGCCGACTGTAACGACGTTTTCGAGGTGCGTCACCGAGACCGAATCCGCTTCGGGAATGCCAGCGGCGTAGACCTTGGAGCTGGACCCGGCGTTGGTAATGTCAACGCGCGGAACCTCCCCTTTCGTGTAGGTGACATCGACCACGCCCATTGGAACGGCGCTTCCGCTTCCGCTCCAGGACATATCCGTTCCGTTGAATGCTGATGCAGCCATCAGAGTGTTCCACAGGTGATGATGTATGACAAACTGGAAACGTACACGGGCTCCACATCGGCACCCCGTGAGAACAGGTCAGTAGATTCCGACTCCCGAGACACGACCAGCGATGACGCAGCCAGGGCGGTCTCAACGTCAGCCGCCAGCGTTTCGGCTTCGAGCCGGGAATCGTGGAGGCAGTCGAATCGGAACGTGCAATGCACCGGCGCCATGCTGCCACCGGCGTACCGCGTGAAGTCGGCGCTGTCCATCGTGTAGACGACCGCCGGGATCAATTCGCCCTTCTGGCGAATGTCAGCAGACACCGACACCCCGACCCCGGTAGTGACATGGGTTAGGGCGTCATAGACGTCTTCAATCACGGTCGAAAATGCGGTCATCCGATCCCCTTCAGGTCAGACTTGCGAAGCCGTCGCGGCGATGCCTCAACCGCAGCCGCGACACCTCGGGCAAATCGGGTCTTGACGTCGGTCAGGTTCCGCTGTACGGCTTCGGTCATGAACTGGTTACCGGGCAGACTGGTGCCACCGACATGCCAGCCATGTTCCCAGAAGTTCGCCACGAAGTTGTAGTAGTCCGAAGTGGTCTTCACCGACAGCAACAACGTCACGTCACCAATGCCATCGGCTCGGCCACGCATGCTGTACGCGCCTTTCTTCTTGACGCCAGCACGGTAAGACCGGATCTTCCGTCGCTTGCCCTTGACGGTGTATTCGGTGATGCCGCCGCGACCGGTCCGGGTCGCCCTGGCCGCTCGTCCGATGCCCTTCCCGGACAGCTTCCGGGCCTCTTCTCGGGCCGGTTCCAATGCGAACTCGGCTACGGTTTTCAGGGCATTGCGGACACCGTACTTCCCGGCCTTCTCAAGGCGTCGGACGTCCTGCGGCGTGAGTTGCAGCTTGACGGGAATTTCGACCGGCTTGATCACTGCCCGAACCTTTCCGCAGTCACCTCAAGCAACCGACGGCTTCCGTCCATGTCTCGGACGGTCCGGACGTCCCAGTCCGACCCGTTCCAGTTGGCACGCCAGTCGATCTTGATCAGCTCGTTGTAGGGCATGCGGAACTGGACGATGTCCGATCCGCTTTGCACCTGGTCGTATTCCTCGGCCTTGCGGCTGCTCAGGATCAGGGCGTCACACCGAACCGAGAACTGGAACGCGTACGTCACGTCCTTCTGCCCGGCACCGTCGGTCGTGGTGCTTGGCTTCGAGAACTCCACCAGATGCGTGTACCGGCCTCGGCTCACATGATTCCCCGGGAATGCATCTGGATGATCGCACGCACCGTAAACGGCACGTTGTAAACCGACACTTCCTCACCGGCTGATCGGTAGGTGAAGAAGTGATTGCCAAGTCCGTAGATGGCAGCCTTCACCGTCGAATCGACCGGGGCGGCCGCGACCGAGAACGTGCCGGTGTATCGGTAGTTCTGCTTGAACGTGCCGGTATCGGTCAGCTGCACGAAATGCTGTCCGAGGCTGCGGTTCAGGAACCAGCTCGACGTGACCGTGGCCGACGTCGTCCCGTCCGGGGCAAGGTCGGTGACGGACGACATCGTGAGCGTACCGCCGGATGCTGGCACGACTTGAACCGTGCTGTACCAATCCAGCGTAAACGTCGTGTTCCGCGTGTAGTGATGAGTCGCATGCTCCCAGTAAGTGACCGCCGTATCCAGCGACCGCTGCAGCGCAGGATCGTCGTCCGTGTAACCGATACCCACGTGATCGCGGAACTCGGACAGCTGGAAGCCGTGTGCGGATTGACTCGTGATTTGCAGCATGCTGAACCCAGGAAGGGGGAGGCCCGAAGGCCCCCCCCCGACCCAAGGAGAAAGAGGTGATCAGGCGGTGTTGTAGAGCAGACGAGCCGACGCCTCGGGAAGAGTCCAGAGGCCGTCCGACCGCATCCACGACCGGAAGTTGATCAGACCCGACGCACCGCTCGAGTAGGGGTCCTGGATGGACTGCAGACCCTGACGGTCCGCGACCATGTAGGAACGCTTGTCGAGCAGGATCGCCGCGACCGCACCGTCGGCAGCCGACGGCATGTGGTCGCTCAGGTACACCGGGTAACCGAGGATCGTGCCGACGGCCAACGGGTTTTCCTGAACCGTGCCGGTCGCCTGCGGAAGGAAGACGAGGCGGCTGTTGGTGTCGGTCGAGCCGACCACCGCAGCGTGAACCGCCGGGGACATGATCCACGACTTGGCGCCGGTTCGGTACCGACCGGGCAGACCGTTCATCGTGGCGATGAGGTCGTCGATGTCGATCTCGGCGGCGGTGTCGTGAGTAGCAGCGGCGTCGACATCGTTGATGTTCGAGTTGCTGCCGGTGTTGACGTTGGTGGCCGTCGCACAGAGACCGGCAGGCGCGTCACGGGCCGCGACCGCCTCGGTGGACAAGTACAGGGCGTCCCAGCCTTCGGCATGGGCTTCCATGTGCTGTTCGAGGATGTCGGCGATCAGGCCGCCGCGGTTGTCGGCCAGCATCTCAAGAGTCACCTGCGACTGGAAAGCGGTCTTAAACGACTTCACCGCGATCTTGGTGTAGGTGCCTTCCGCAGCAGTGAACGACGCCGCCTCATCGACCAGAGTGGCAGCGCTGATCCGGGTCGCGATGGACGGGATCTCGGCGTTCTGGGCGAAGACGCGCACGGTCGCGGCGGACCGGACCGCCGACAGGCTGGGAAGCCGACGAATCAACTCGTCCTGAAGGTCGGTCGGAATGAGGCTCGAATCGTCCGAGGTGTTGTAGGCACGGGTCTCACCCCGGGCCACGGCCAGCATGTTTCGGCGGCACTGCTCGTAGGAATCGACAGCGGTGGTCTCGACCTTGCCGCGACGGCTGAAGGTCGGGACATCGACGGCCTTGGCGGCACGCTCAAGGATCTCCGCCTTGTTGATCTGCTTGTTGAGGTCGAGCAGACGGGTCTCGGCGGACTCAAGGTCGCCGACCTGGGAATCGGTGAGCTCACCGGCCTTGCCGATCAGCTCGTTGATGTTGGCCCGGACCTCATCGGCCTCGGAGCGCAGGGCGCGAATGTCCATCTCAGGACTCCAATTTGGCGTCCGGGTATGCCGGACTGTGAACCAGTGAAACCTCGATGATCCGGGCCGCCAGGACAGTCCTGACCGAACCCGATGGTGAATGCATCCAGCGTTCACCGTCTTCTTCGAGGATGAAACCAATCGAAGCCGCAGCCATGTCGCCGCGACTGACAGCCTCACGGACGTCCGCACGGGACTCCGGCAGGTCTGCCTCAAACACCAAACCCTCCGCCTCCTGACGGAACCTCAACGTGCCAGCACCGACACGTGCCAGCGGCACGCCGTTCTGGTCATGCTGGATCATCAGGACGGTGTCGTCCGAGACCTGAGCAGCACCACGGGCAAACTTCTCACGGAAGCCACGCCGGGATTCGCCGCCGATCACGTGCGACATCTTCTCGTACGGCACCGCAACGCCACGGACGACGCCGTCAGTCTGCGTCGGCGTCAGGGTCGTACGTCTGCATTCCATCTTCTTCTTCATCTTCGGCGCCTCCCTTCTGATCATTTGAAGGCTGCTGCATGTTGGGACCGGCGAAGAAGTCGTCCAGCCCTTCGGCACTGCCGAGGCCCAGCTCGATCCGCACTTCGTTCGGCGTCATGATCGAAGTCTGCACGGCCGTCTGATATGCCGACATGGATTCAGAGAACGTGCCACGCACCAGACGGGTCATGTCGAATGCCACGCGCTCGTCCACGTCGTCGAGCAGCTTGTAGGTCAGCTCATCCGCAAATCGGTTGCTCCACGACGCCAGGCAGTCGCCGTAGATTCGAGCCTGTGCCTCGGAGAACGTGGAACCGGTCTCGGCGAACAGCACGAACGGAGGCAGCCCGAAGATGCGGCCGATGTCCTCAATGCTGGACTTGCGACCGGCGATCCAGTCGTTGTCCACCAGCGTGTTGCCGATCGTGTCCACCTTGCTGCCGTTCTGAACCACGACAGGCTTGAGCAGCCCTTCACGGTTGGCATGGGTGGACACAAACGCGTCTTGCATGGCACGCACGTTGTCGGAACCGACGGCTTCTTCGGTCGAGATGGCTACCTTGGCCAGTCCCGGCATGCGGTACTGATCGACGCCGGCCTGCTCCATCAGCATTGCCAGGACGACCGCTTCGGCGCCGATGGCAATGGGGGAATCACCCCAGCCCATCCGCGTGTAGGACGGGGCTCGGAAGTGAATCACATCATTGCAATCGACGGTGCCGTACTCGGCCGTGGTGTAGTACCAGTTGCCTTCGGCGTCACTCTGAAGCTGGACGTCGTAGGGCTTTAACGGGATGAACTGATCGACCCGGTTCCCACGCTTCGAGATGAGTGAGAATGAATTGCCGTAGACCAGGACGTTCGTAACCATCCACTGCCACCAGTCGGTGGCGGTCTGGAAGTCGTTGGGCCGGTTGTTGAGCATCGCACCGAGGTCGGAGACTTCCGACTCAGCACGCCAGCCCTGACCTTCACGCTGCTGCACCGTCTTGGGAATGCGGCTCAGGTCGTTCGAGATCAGCTGGACGGCACGGAGCACCGGCGTCACGCCCAGGGCAATCGACGGGTTGCCTCGGATGCTGGTCGCATCGATCCGGGAACCGCGTGGCATGACCGTCGGGAAATGGACACCGCCGCCCGATACATTCGAGGCGCGCGGCCAACGGAACAAGCGTCGAAAATCCATGGTCCCCCGGAATGTCGCCACCGTCAGATGGCTAGGTTGGACATGTCCCCGTAGGCGCCGGGGCGCTGCATGTTCTCAACAATAAGACAATGCCCGGCCATGCACAACGCGATAACCGGGTCGATTATACCACCGGACTTGACTTTTGACGGTCTTCTGTCCCCGTTCACGTTGCTTTCCATGATGACGTTTGACTTGGCGTATTCGGCCACGGGGCAGTCCTGCAGGTCGATCTGGTCGGATCTGAGCATGCCTTCGATCAGGTAGGTGGCCGGGCCGATCGTCGTGATCGTCTGTGGCACCTTGGCCATGGGCAGCTGGGTCTCTGGGTTGTACTTGTGGTCGATGTCACCCCAGCCGGTGACGTTCAGTTGCATGCCGCCCAAGGCGTCGTAGCCAATACGTGCCAGCTTGCGGCACCGACGTTTCAGGCCCCAGAGAAAGTCATAGACCCGGTCGTATTGGACCGCGTGATCACAGATCTCCACGTTGTCAAGCTCCTCCCATGTCTCAAGGTGCTTCTGGTAGTCCCGTTTGATATCGCTGGCTGGCTTGCGGATCGCCCAATGCTGCCACCGGACCTGTAGCCTGCTGCCCTTCCACCAGACGAAAGCACAGCTCGAAAGGTCGTACGACTTCGAGAAGTCCACCGCCGCCACGACCACGTCGTCGGGACCGGGCAGCTCGACCGTCTTCTCAGCAGCCTCCCAGAGGCCGTCAGGAAGCCAAGCGGTGTTCTTGGTGCTGAACCGGCACAGCTGGAACCGCTCGAAGTCTGCCATCCGGTGCTGGAACCGGAACTGGTCCCGGATGCGGCGGTACTGCTCGATCGGGATCACGTGGCCGAGACTGGGCTGCCCCTTGACCCAGCACGACTCATCGTCCATGTCGTCCTCTTCGTCGATCCCGAATAGGGCCGCGAAGGTATCGGTGTCCCAGTTCTCCGGCTCCAACGACTCGTGCGCAAGCCTTGCGCGTTGGTAGTAGGGACTATCCCTACCGAGGTTCGTGCCGCCCGGCGTGGTGATCGAGATGAGGAAGGCGTCCCTGAGCTTGGGTAGGGCCGACACGATCTTGGCGGTCCAGTCGGTCGTCTGCTCGGAGGACTCGTCGATCAGGTACCCAAGGGCCGCCAGACCGTCCAGTGTCGAGACCTTGGCGGCGTAGGTGCGGATCGTGGAATTTGAGTCTTTGCAGACGATCTTCCGGTCAGTGACCCGGAACCGGGCCTGTTTAGCCTTCTTCGGATCTTCGTCCCGGTCGTCGCCCCAAGCGTCGATCGCAAACTGCCCGATGGCGTTGTAGGCCTGCCGGGCCTGCTGGATCGTGTTGGCCAGGCACACGAAGTCGGCGCCCTGATGCCGCATCGCTAAGTGCAGGAACAGGGCAGCGGTGCCGGTGGTCTTGCCGCTGCCACGTGCCACCTCGACGAAAGCCTGCTTATAGACGCGGCCGCCGTTGCTCCGCCACTTCCAGCACAGGATCGAGCCGTACACCCAGCACTGCCAGGGCAACAGCTCGAGAGGCTGGCCGGCTAGTTCGTGACCGCCGATCACACGTAGCTGCTCCAGCGTCCCGAGGAACGCCGACCACTCGGCGTCATCGAAGTACCGGTCATCACGGCCGAGCATCGCCACGTGCCGTTCAGCGGCCGCGCGGATTCGTTTGTTCGCAACTACCGAGCCGGTCAGGACTTGCAGCGGAAACCGGTGCGGAGACGCGACCTTGCGCTCGCAAACGCTGG